CACCAGCAGAATCGTCGGTCAGTGTAGGTAAAACGCTGGCCGAACCGTCGATCCGACCATTTGGAGAAAAATCGTGTCGTGTAGGCTGTATGAATGGCCTGCGACAACGGACGTTGCGGCGACAAGGATGTCAAAACCTGCCCTGTCTGCGGAGAAGGGCTGCCCGCCCCGGCTCGCGGCAAAAACCGCAAGTATTGCTCATCCACTTGCCGCGGAAAAGCCCGCGCTCGCAGTTACTCGTGCCTCTGCTGCGGCGTTGAGTTCAACAGAAAGCGATACCCGTCAGGCGCGGTGTCTTGCCAGAAGAAGTATTGCTCCCGCGAATGCGCTTTCGGGGCCCGCCGCAGGAAACTGCCTGCTGCACAGCGACCGCTCGAGATTGCCTCAAAACTGGCGAACTGGTTTCTCTCATGGCACGCAGAAGCCACAAGGGAGATAACGCACACTACGAAACCGTGCGAGCGATGCGGCGTCGTCTCGATGTTCAGGCTGGACGCAGTTGAGCATGTGTGCGATAGGTGCGTCTCAATCAGGCCTTGCGGAATGTGCGGAACAGAAGTCAAAAGACCATTTCGCCTCTGCCGGCACTGCGGCGCCATCAGCAGGGCCGAAAAACGGCGAGAGAACAAGCGTCGTCGCAGGAGGAAGCACGGCAACGCCTGCACATTCAGGCAACGATGCAAGAAGTACGGGGCTGTTTACACAAGGGTCAGCAAGAAGGCCGTCATGGATCGAGACGGCTGGTGGTGCAAGATTTGCGGCATAGAGCTTCTTCACTCGTACACGCTCATTCCAGGTACCAAGACGCCACATCCGCGCTGCCCCACCATCGACCACATCATCCCGCTGTCGCTCGGGAAAGCCGGCCCAGGCCATGTGTTCGACAACTGCCAGGCGGCTTGCTGGCAATGCAACTGCCTGCGCGGGGCAACGCCCCTGCACTCCTTTGTCCCCCAATACACTACAAGCCTAGACTAGCAGGCATGGCACGCGGCCCCGCTCCACTCCCGAAGCACGTCCTCAAGCTCCGAGGCTCCGAGGAAGCGAACTACCGCGAGGAACTCGGCACGCCGCCGGAGAAGTTGCCCGATCCGCCGTCTTACCTGAAGCCGGCCGCCGCGGCCATGTTCAGCCAGGTCTGCCTCTACACGCAGAAGATGGGCACGCTGGCCGAGAGCGACACCGAGGTCATCGGCCGCTACGCCGCCATCTGGGATCGCTGGAAGACGGCCGAAGAGAAGCTCAAGGACACCGAGAGCGGATACGTCGAAGTGCTCGCCCCCGACGGCAGCCTGCGGTTCAGCCGCCCAAACAAGTGGATGACGCAGGCCAACGTCTCCCACGAGCAACTCCGTCAACTGGAAACCGTGCTCGGCCTCACGCCGGCCGATCGAACCAGGCTCGGCTATCACGCCGAGAAGGTCGTGACCGACCCGATGGACGCCCTGCTCTCCAAGCGTGGTTGACATTCGCGATTTCATCGCGCTCCTCAAGCATTCCCGCGGAGACTTCGCGGGGCAGCAGTTTCTGTTGGAGCCGTGGCAGGACGAGTACCTCGATCGCCTGCTCAACACGAAGCGCGACGACGGCCTGCGGAAGTACCGCACTTCCATGCTGGCCCTACCGCGAAAAAACGGAAAGACGCAACTGGCGGCGGCCCTCGGCCTCTACATGGTCTTCTGCGACGACATCGGCGCCGAGGTGATCGTCGCGGCCGGCGACCGCTCCCAGGCCAGCCTCCTGCACACCGCGGCCAAGCACCTGCTCGAGTCCTGCCCTTCCTTGGCCCGACGAGCCAAGGTCTACCGAAACAGCATTGTGGTGCCGGAACGCAATGCGTCGATGTTCTGCATCTCGTCGGAGGCAGGCACGAAACACGGCTACAACCCCTCGTGCGTGCTGATCGACGAGTATCACGTCTTCCCCGACCGCGAGCTGGTCGACGTGCTGGAAACGGGTATGGGTGCCCGATCCCAGCCGCTCACCGTCTACATCACGACGGCCGGCACGGATATGCAGGGGCCGTGCTACAAGGACTGGCAGCGGGCCGAGAAGATTCGCGACGGCGTCCTCAAGGATGACACGTTCCTGCCCTGCATCTACGCGGCGCCGGCAGATGCCGACCCGTTCATCGAGGAAACCTGGAAGGCCGCGAATCCGAACTACGGCGTGACGCTGAAGCCGGACTACTTCCACCAGATGAGCCTGCGGGCGAAGCAGTCGCCGAGCGAAGAGATCGTCTTCAGAACGCTCCACTTGAACCAATTCTGTCAGTCGGAATCCAAGTGGCTGCGACACGGCGCGTGGGAAGCGAACAGCGCCCCCCTGCGGCCCACCGACGGCCGCGTCGCCTACTGCGGCCTCGACTTATCGAGCACATCGGACACGACTGCGTTCGTTGCTGTGTGGCCTGACGAGGATGGCACGTTCGACATCCACTGCCAGGTCTTCATCCCAGGCGACAACGCAGACAAAGCGTCGAAGACCGATCGGGTGCCGTATCGGCAATGGGCGAGGGAAGGGTTTGTTACACTAACAGAAGGCGATATTACGGATTACGACGTGGTTCGCGACTACGTTCTCTCGTTTTGCGAGAAGAATGCGGTTCGGGCTGTAGCAATCGACAGATGGAATGCGACGCACCTGACGACGCAACTCGCGTCTGAGGGCATCGACGTCAAGCCTTTCGGACAAGGTTTTGCGTCAATGTCAGCGCCTACAAAATTTTTGAGTACGCTGATTTTAGGCCAGAAACTACGGCACGCAGCGAACCCCTGCTTGGCTTGGCAGATGTCGAACGTGCAAGTGAAGATTGACGACGCCGGGAACCTAAAGCCTACAAAGCAACACTCTAGCTCGACGTACCGCATCGACGCCGCCGTGGCCCTGATCATGGCCTTGGGGCTCGCCAGCGGCGAACTCCACGGCCCCGAAACTGACCCTGAATTGGTGGTGTTTTAGTGGACGAAACCGCCAGCGTCGAAGACTTGGTGGAGATGCGGTACAGCCTCTCCCGCGTGTTCGAGGAGATCATCGGCAACCAGAAGACGGCTGCCGGAGTCACGATCTCGCCCGAAAGCAGCCTCTCGTGCAGCGCGGTGCTCGCCTGCGTCCGCGTGCTCTCCGAGAGCATCGCGTCGATGCCATTCAACCTCTACCGCCGGCTCCCCGGCGGCGGCAAAGAAATCGCCGAAGACCAGCCGCTCCAGGAAGTGCTCGCCTACCAGCCGAACGACTGGATGACGAGTTTTGAGTGGCGAGAGTGGATGATGAGCCAGTTGCTCCTCTGGGGCAACGGCTACTGCCTGATCAAGCCCGGCCGCCGCGGGGCCGTCGACCAACTGATCCCGCTTCATGCCAGCCGCATGAAGGTCGTTCGCCTGGAGAACGGCAAGCTCCAGTATCAATACACCGAAGAAGGCAAGCCGACGCCGACGCTCTACCGCCAGGATCAGGTCTTCCACCTGCGGTGGCTCTCGAGCGACGGCGTGACCGGGTATGTGCCGACAACGCTGTCGAAGGATGCCATCGCACTCGCGAGGGCTACGGAACTGCATTCGTCCGCATTCTTTGGGAATGGGGCCACGAGCGGCACCTACATCGAAACCGATCAGCCCCACAAGCCCGAGGCGCTCCAGCGGTTCAAGCAGCAATGGGACGAGGCCCACCGCGGCCCCGACAAGGCATTCAAAACCGTGGTCATGCCGCACGGATTTCACAAGAAGAGCGACCCGGTCAACAACCAGCACGCCGAGCTGATAGCCACGCGACGCTACGCCGTCGAGGAGATCAGCCGAGCCTACCGCGTGCCTTTGCATCTGCTTGGCGATCTGACCAACGTCCGCTATTCGACGGTGGAACAAGGGGCCATCGACTTCGCCACATTCTCGTTGATTCCGCATTGTCGTCGCTGGCAGTTTGCCTGCCGCCGCGACCTCATCACCGACGATCGGAATTACTTCGTCGAGTTCGACGTCTCCGCGCTCATGGCTGGCGACTACCAGGCCCGCAGCCAATTTATGCGGGAGATGTTCAACATGGGTGTTTTGAGCGTCGACGAGGTAAGAGGCCAGATCGGCTACAACCCGCTCCCCGACGGCGTCGGCAACAAGCGTTTCGTGCAGGTCAATATGCAACTGCTCGACGCCTTCACGGTCAACAATCCGAACGGAGCGACCCAGCCACAGACGGCTCCGATTCCGGCCACGGAACCGGCCACGGACGGCAACGAAGGCCCGGCCCCCGGCGATGCTGCCGTTGGCGGCGAGCGGTCGGCAGCCGAAGTTCTCTTCCGCACGACGCTCCGACGCCTCGCGGCCATCGAAGCGGACGGCATCATGGAGCGCCGCAGCAAGCCGGCCAAGATCACCGCCTGGTTCGAGGCCCACGAGCAGCGGATGAAGACGGAACTCGTGGACGCCGCCCAGGCGACGGGACGAGACATCGACGCTTTTGTGCATGGGTGGATGGAAGAATCGCGAAACCTGCTGCTGGAGTGCCACCGCTCCGGCAAGCCGTATGAGGA